TATTATTACACCTCCACGCAAGCCAAGATAGAGCAGCTTACTCAATATAACGCCACTCTTATGGCGAATGTTGAACAGATGGAACAAGTGAACAAACAGAACATCGCTACGATTAATAATCTTCAGGCTGGTTATCAGCAGGCACAGGAGAACTTTGCTGCGCTTCAGAATAACTTTACGGAAATACGTCGTCAGAATAACGAATTGAGAGACAGACTCGGAAAGCACGAGTTGGATGTCCTCGCAGCTGCAAAACCGGGTTTGGTTGAAAAGATACTAAACAGCGCAGCTGAAAAAGCAATGAGATGTTTTGAACTTGAGTCTGGATCGGTTCTAACAGACAAAGAAAAGGAAGCAAAGAATGCAAGAGCGTTTAACAGCGAGTGTCCTTGGATTTATGATCGTCTTGTCGCTAGCGGCATGCTCACGCCCAGCGCCAGTGGAACCACCACCGAAGATAATAACGGAGACACAAATAGTGAAACCTCCGAAACCGTCGGTTCCAACCCCTGACGAATTGAATCTAAGAGAAGTAAAATTCGCGGTCATTACACCCGAAAACGCAGAAGAAATTTTCTCAAAGGTAAAGGGAGACAAAGTTCTCTTTGCTCTCACAGCGAAGGACTATGAGAACATTTCTCTCAACTTAAGTGACATTCGAGCATACATACAGCAGCAAAAAGAAATCATTGTGATATATGAAAAGCAGTGGGACTAAAATATAAATAGTCTCGATTGGTTTTAGATGGCCCTTCAGGGGCCATTGTTCTTTATAGAATGTGATTTCTTTCAGGAAACAAAATGACTGACACCGAAGTAAACGTTCTAAAGACAGATGTCGCTCTTATCAAAAAAGACATTAAACAGATAGAGAGAGTATTTAATAAAGTCGACCACGCAGTTGGTGACATGGCCGAGCTACATAAGATAGCTGCGGTTCAAGAGAAGATTCTTGAGAACGCTGAAAGAAGAATTGAAAACCTAGAAGATACCTTTATTAAACATGCCGATGATGAGGCTGAGCATCGTAAAGAACTCAGCAAAGTAATCGCCGACATGAGAGAGGACGCTCAGATACAAAGAGAACGTCGTCACAAAGAAGTATTAGAGTCAATACAGAATATGCATACGGTCATAACTGCAAAACTTGAGACTCAGGATGCAAGAATACAAGCCCTTGAAAACTGGAGATGGTGGATCCTCGGTGCAGCCGCGGTCTTGATCTTCCTCTTTGACAGATATGAATCCCTGATGTCACTTTTTGGTTGACATTTGGGATATATGGAATATATTGTAATTCAATATCATGCAACTAATGTGAGGCAACGTGGTAGATTTTGTAGATCTCCAATACGCGACTATGCTTTCGAGCCGATTGGATCGGTTTAAAGTTCGGTCGACGAATCCGTATAAGATAAACTTCAGGTGCCCTGTCTGCGGCGACTCTCAGACGTCAAAGACGAAGGCACGAGGCTGGCTGCTCGAAAAAGATAACAGCTTCCACTTCTACTGCCATAACTGCGGCGCAAGCCAATCGTTCTCGTACTTTCTCAAGAGTATTGACGGTATGGCATATAATGATTACATCGCAGAAAAGTTTGTGAAGGACGCGAAGAAGTCCGATGCGTCCATCTTAGAAAAAACAAAATTTGAAAAGCCTGTGTTCAATGTTGACCCTCTTAAACAACTTAAGAAGGTGAGTCAACTATCCACGGATCATCCTCTTAAAAAGTACGTAATGAAAAGAGGAATTCCACCACAGCACCACTATCGAATGTATTTTGCCCCAAAGTTTAAAACTTGGATCAATAGCATTATTCCAAATAAGTTTGAGAACGTAGGCAAAGACGAACCTCGTCTCGTAATTCCATTCTTTGATGAGAACGGAAAGATGTTTGGTGTGTCGGCTCGTGGTTTTGATCCGAACGGCGTAAGATACATTACCATTATGTTTGAAGAACGTTCTAAGATCTTTGGCCTCGACACTGTAAATTTTGAACAGACATACTTCGTAGTTGAAGGTGCTCTCGACTGTATGTTTCTTTCAAACGCTGTTGCAATGGCAGGTGCTGACGGAAACGTAAGTGGTCTGAAAAGAGCTGACAACGCGATCTTTGTATTCGATGCTGAGCCTCGGAATAAAGAGATCCATAAAAGGATTGAGAGGCTCATCAACGCCGGTTATCGAGTGTGCGTATGGCCCTCTAGCGTGCCTGGCAAGGATATAAATGAAATGGTTCTAAACGGTATATCAAACGTTGAAGAAGTCATTCGAGAAAACACTTATAAGGGTCTTCAAGCGACACTTAAGTTAGCATCATGGAGAAAAGTATGAAGAATGTAAATGCTATTTTAGCTCACGATGCTTTTTGGGGAATTGGAAAGGACGGTGATCTTCCTTGGCCAAAGAATAGCGATGATCTTAAATGGTTTAAAGAAAAGACGCTCGGTGGTGTCGTTGTGATGGGTAGAAAGACTTGGGAGAGTCTACACGTCAAGCCATTACCTAATAGACTCAACTACGTTATCTCGTCTTCGAATAATATTTCGCGTGGCTATCATGGTACGTATGGCGGCAATGATATTGTAGAAGTAATTAAAGATAAGATTGTGAAACGATACTCGGATCATTCTAAAATCTGGATCATCGGTGGTGCGCAGCTCGTTGAGAGTTGTCTTGAAATCATTGATGAACTCTGGTTAAACGATGTCGGCGGTGTTTATGATTGCGATACATTCCTTCCTAAACAAAAGATCACGGAACAGTTTCATATGGGTAGCGTAGAAGTTTTAAGTTTTGGAATTATTACAAAGTGGGTTAAAAGATGAAACAGTATCATAAATTACTCGAAGATATCCTAGAGTACGGAGAGGACGTAAATGACAGGACAGGAACAGGGACAAGATCCATATTCGGTTACCAAATGCGATTTAATTTACAAGACGGATTCCCTGCAGTTACGACAAAAAAGCTCGCATGGAAAGCAGTCGTTGGAGAACTACTCTGGTTCCTCGAAGGTGGAACAGACGAACGGCGTTTGGCGGAACTCACTTTTAACAAACATCGCGTCGACCTTATCGGAAGATCTACAATTTGGACCGCCAATGCCGACACTCAAGGGAAGGCTCTTGGATACATCAACAATGAATTCACCAAAGAGCTTGGCCCAGTCTATGGAGCTCAGTGGCGCAACTTCAACAACATCAAGGGTGGAGACTGGGGAGTCGACCAGATCGTGGATGTTATCCGACAGATACAAACCAACCCTGACTCAAGAAGAATTATCCTTTCAGCATGGAACCCTCTACAGACCTCCGAAATGGCCCTACCGCCCTGTCACGTACTCACGCAGTTTCGGGTCGTTAACGGTAAGTTGAGTTGCCAGATGTATCAGAGAAGCGGCGACGCCGGTCTCGGAATTCCATTTAACATTGCTTCATACTCTCTATTAACTCATATCATAGCAAAAGAATGTAATCTAGGCGTTGGCGATTTTGTTCATACTATCGGAGACGCACATATCTATACGAACCATATCGAACAAGTAAGAGAACAATTGACTCGCGAAGAGTTTCCTCTTCCTACTCTACACATAGACACCGACTTTGATCTCATGGATAGACTTAAGAACGGATTTAGACTCGACGACGTAAATAAGTTTCAACTTATAAACTATTTTCATCATTCAACTATCAAAATGGACATGGCAGTGTGAAGTAAAATATTGTATATAACTTCAAAAAGCTCTTGAGATAAGAATAAATACTACATGTTGACTAAAACAGACTAAAATCCACAATATATGTATTTGATAAACCCTATTCGTAGGGTGTTGATTCATTTTCACTAATAACGATAAGAGGTACTTACGCATGCTGGACGTTTCGAATAACGAAATAAGAAAGACAGTGAGCTATGTTTCGAAAAGAGACGGTTCAACTGAAAACTTCGATAGAAATAAAATTGTTACCGCAGTTTCAAAAGCTATGAGATCAGTTGGAATTAAAAGTAAAACTATACCAGAAGAAGTTTCATTGGAAGTGGCCGATAAACTTAACAGCGATGCTCTCAATGATGTTATCGTAAGCGTCGACGCAATTCATAGAACAGTTGAAAACGTAATCATGGATATGGGTCTGCACGATCTCGCTCGAGAATACATCCTCTATCGTTATAACAATATGCCAAGTATCTTTCGTAAGAGAACAAATCTTAAACCTTACGAATATCCACAACTCATCGAGTACCTTGAAGCAATCCGCCATTCCTATTGGGTTCATACAGAGTTTAACTATTCATCCGACATTCAGGATATGAAGGTTCGTATGACTCCTCAGGAAGCAGATATTGTAAAGAAGGCAATGCTTGCTATCTCTCAGATCGAAGTTCAAGTCAAAACGTTCTGGGCGAAGGTTGGCGATAAGATGCCAAAGCCAGAAGTACAAGCCGTTGGTGTTACCTTTGGTGAGTCTGAAGTTCGTCATGCTGATGCGTATTCAAACCTTCTTGAGATAATGGGTCTTAACTCTGAGTTTGAGAACCTAGTTGAAGTACCAGCGATTAAGAAGCGTATCGCATATCTCGAGCAGTCGCTTCAGACTCCAGTTGATGATAAGGACTACTTCCATAAGATCATTCTCTTTTCTATGTTCGTTGAAAATGTATCGCTATTCTCTCAGTTCCTTATTATGATGGCATTCAATAAACATAAGAACGTCCTTAAGGGTATCTCTAACGCTGTTGAAGCTACCTCAAAAGAAGAAGACATTCACGCTCGTTTTGGTTTCGAACTCGTGAATATCATTAAAGCAGAGAACCCAGACTGGTGGAACAAGGATACCATATCCGAAGTCAACCGTCTCTGCAAAGAAGCATATAAGGCAGAAGCTATGATCGTTGATTGGATCTATGGTGATTCGGATCTTGACTTTCTTCCGAAAGAAACCGTAAAAGAATTCCTCAAGCACCGTTTCAATCAGTCGCTTCAGGCAATCGACCTTAAACCTATCTATGAAACCGATGTCAATGTAGTGAAGAGCACGAACTGGTTTGTTGAAGAAATCCTCAGCACAAAGAACGTTGACTTCTTCGTCAAGCGTAGCACTGCATACTCAAAGAAGACAAAGTCATTCACAGAATCAGATCTATTCTAAGGAGAACATATAATGAGAAAAGAAATCTTAATTGCGCTTCGAGACCACGCGATTGCGCATATCAATAAGCATAAGGTAAACGTTGAAATCTATTTGAATAATCCAGTCGGAGTTGGTGAGCATTCAGATATCATGGACACAATAGAAAAGGAACTCGAGGAGATGGCAAAGTACCACGATCAACTCGAAATTATTAATACATATTTTAAGGAATAATAAATGGAAAAATTCTATTGGCTCAACGATGACTCAAGAAAGTTTTTGTCTCGCGGATATCTAAGCGAAGGTGAAACTCCTGAGGAACGCATTCGTGCGATTGCTGATACTGCAGAAAAGTATTTGACCATGCCAGGATATGCTGACAAGTTCTATGACTACATGGCTCGTGGTTTCTACTCTCTGTCGTCGCCAGTCTGGGCAAACTATGGTAAGGAAAGAGGACTTCCAGTATCCTGCTTTGGTTCTTACATCGACGATAACATGGAATCCATTCTATACGGTGTCGCCGAGAACGGAATGCTTATGAAGAACGGCGGAGGTACTTCCGGTTACTTCGGTGCAGTACGTCATCGTGGTGCTCCTATTCGTGACTCGGGCGAGTCTTCGGGTTCTGTGCACTTTATGCAGCTATATGATTCGTTGGCTTCAGTCGTATCTCAGGGTTCTGTTCGTCGTGGCTTCTTTGCTGCATATCACGACATCGATCACCCAGACGCAGACGAGTTTCTTGACATCGGAACGGAAGGAAATCCAATTCAGGGACTAACGACCGGTGTTGTTGTTTCAAACGAATTCATTCAGGCAATGAAGGATGGAGACGCAGAAAAACGTCGTCTTTGGGCAAAGGTTCTTCAGCGTCGTTCTGAGATTGGTTATCCATATGTTCTCTTCGGAGATAATGTTAACAATAACAAGCCTCAAGTATATAAGGATAAAGACCTCAAGATCCATGCATCGAACATGTGTATTGAGATCGCGCTTCCTTCTTCCGTAGAAGAAACCTTTACTTGCGTTCTATCGTCAATCAACGTTCTTCATTGGGATGAGATCATTAAGACCGATGCGATCGAAGTCATGACTTATTTCCTCGACACAGTATGCGAGGAGTTCATTCGTAAGACTGAAGGCCAAGAATATCTCAAGAGAGCTCGTCAGTTCGCAATCAATCACAGAGCACTTGGTGTAGGAATACTTGGATGGCATTCATATCTTCAGTCAAAGATGATTGCATTTGAGTCAAAAGAAGCCGCTCAAAAGAATCTTGAGATCGCAAAGGTCCTTCGTGAACAGAGCCATAGAGCTTCTAAAGTTCTCGCAGAAATGTTTGGCGAGGCTCCTCTTCTTGTTGGTTACGGAATGCGCAATACGACTACGATGGCTATCGCTCCAACAAAGAGCAGCTCGTTCATCCTTGGTCAAGTAAGTCAATCCATCGAGCCAGAGTTCTCTAACTGCTACGTGAAGGATCTCGCAAAGATGAAGGTTACGATTAAGAACCCTTATCTTCTTCAGCTGCTTCAGGAAAAAGGTATGGACACGGAAGAAGTTTGGGACTCCATTAAGATAGCAGACGGTTCCGTTCAACACCTAAGCTTCTTGTCTCAGGAAGAGAAGGATGTATTCAAGACGTTCGCAGAAATCAATCCATACACGATCATCGATCATGCGGCTGTCCGTCAAGAATATATAGATCAGGGGCAAAGCCTTAACCTCATGTTGGATCCTCACATGTCCGTGAAGGAAATAAACCAACTATACCTATATGCGCATGAAATGGGTGTTAAGAGTCTCTACTACAGCTACTCGATGTCTGCTGCGCAGTCGTTGACTAGAAAAAGAGTGATGGCAAGCAGCTGCGCAGCCTGCGAAGCCTAATTTTCTATTTACATTGTCCCCGAATCGGTATACTGTAGTATTACAGAAACCGATAAGGGATAAATACAATGGAACTTCAATCCGCGATTGAGTTTGCCCGTAAAATGCGTAGTTTGGCTCGTCGGGCAGACTCCTTTGGTTATAGTCGCCAACAAATCCTAGAAGCCATTATTGATGTCGCTCAGAACTACGAAGAAGTTGCTGAACGTGTTGAACTGCAGATGATTATTCAAATGCAAAACGATTGGGTTGAAGCTTCGTAATCGAAACAACGAACAGGAAATCTAATGCGTTTATCAACACTAACATTTACGTTAACCATGCTTTTAAGTTCTTCTTTGGCATATGCTTCGGCTTGTGACACAGAGGATAAAATTCATGCTCTGGCACTCAACATGTATCACGAGGCAAGAGGTGAAGGAAGCGATGCAATGCAGATGGTCGGTGAAGTAACACTTAATCGAGCAGGAAATAACCTCTTTCCAAGTACCATATGCGATGTAGTCTATCAGGCGAAAACCGATTCTAACGGTAATCCACTTCGTGGAAAATGTCAGTTCTCTTGGTACTGCGATGGTAGATCTGATATGCCTCGTGATCGAGAGTTGTGGTCTGAATCAGTAGAGATTGCGACTGGTCTAGTTGATGGTACCGCAGACCTAATTGGTACTAACGCCACACACTATCACACAAAACGTGTAAAGCCTCATTGGGCTAAACACTATACAAAAGTAGGATACTATGGTGGTCATGTCTTTTATCGTGTTGGAAGTAAACTATGATTCGATGGTATGACTATGCGATGGCCTTTCTGGTTGCCGATCTTTTAACAGGATTGATTATAAATGCTGCGATAGCAGAGACTTTTTGGCTGCAGATAGGCATAAGTTTACTTTTTGCTCTTATCTGGGATCTTTGGACTAATATATATTGTCAGGTAAGGCTGCGTATGGAAGAAAAACGTGAGTAAGTATTCAGAAGTAAAGAAATTGTTCTGGTTGATCCTAGGTATCGTGCTGTTAGGCATTGCATACCTAGGTATCATACTTCCTGGTATTCCATGGAGTACGCCAGCAGTTCTTGCTGCTATCTGTTTTGCAAAGTCAAGCAACCGAATGCACGCTTGGATCTATAACCATCGTGTGTTCGGTCCTTTTCTGACCAATTGGAATGAAAAGAAAGTCTTTCCTACGAAAGCAAAGTACCTTATGATAGGAACGATGTCGGTATCACTTCTTATGTTGTGGATCGCTACTCAGAACATCAACGCCGTTATGTGGTCTGCATTGTTTATGTTCTTCGTAGCAGTGTGGGGATGGAGATATCCAGGAAGTGTAGAAGAACACGATCAAAGAGTTAAAGAGGGTAAGAAGATAGCATGGCTGAAATAGAATTTGTACCGACCATCACTCCAGAAGAGTGGAAAGAATACGAGCAAAAGAGAGCTCAAATGATCGTGGATAATCCTGGGTACGAACCAGAGAATGACTATATGAAGGACTCGCTCAAGGCAGGCGAACTTCCAGAAAACGTTATGGAGACTCTAAAAAAGTCTTTATCATAACACTTTTCTATTTACATTCGTTTAGAATCAGTGTAGATTGATAATATAAGGAATGGCAAGGAGGCCACCATGATTACCATCTACCAGATCCAACTGACCGACGATCAGATCATCGCTATCAACGCAGGTCGTGAGGTTGAAGCTTTTACGGTTCGCAACCGAATGCAGTTCGGCTTTGATAAGTCTAAGTTCTCTGAAGCTTATCTGAAGCACTACGTCAAAGGTTGGGAAATCGATACTACCGACCTGGACGAAGCGTTCGAAGTTTCGAATGGGATTGGTGATCGTTACAAGGGTAAGCGCATCGGCCGTGCTTATTCCAGTTCTGTCGGTGATATCTTCATCGACGATAGCGGTGATTGCTTCGTCTGCGATACCTTTGGCTTCGTCGCTGTTGGCAAATATCCGCAGCTGACCTAGTTCATAGTCATAACTGTTGTGTTCACATCTGTAGGCCATCTTCTAACGGAGATGGCCTTTCTTGCTTCATATACCTTGTAGCTTACTTCGTTTCCTTGATTTCCACCAAGAATAACATAGTACATCTTTCCTTCGTCGACATAGGAAGTAACAAAGAATCCGACGTGTCCTTGCCACTGTTGCCTTCCTCTCGGAAACACGACTACATCTCCAGGTCGAGGACTCTCAGTAACTTCTTCACCCCACTTTAAAAAGCTTTTTGCCACGAGAGGATGATTACTGACTGACTCGGATCCTGGTATACCCTTTGTGGATAGAATTGAATTTACGAAGGCGGCGCACCACTCGAAACGTGATGGATCCATACCCATTAGACTCTTTAGTTGCTTTCTGTCTGTTACCTCATGCATGCCTACGTAGTTACTAGCATAGTAAACCACCTTTTCACTATTTTCTTTTGCAAGCTTTTCTTCACGTTTAGCAAGATATTCAGGATTCGTGCAAGCAGTTAAGAATGTTAATATAAATAAAATCATGGTTATTTTCATATGAAAGGATTCCCTTGATGTTTACAGCAATGATCATGATATGTCTTATCGACAATCCTATAAGCTCAAGTAACTGTATCATACTATCAAATCAAAATATTTTAGAGTCTGAAAGAGAATGCGAAGATGCGATTGCGTCTTTCGTCAGCAACGAATATTTTCAGACGGCGTACGTTGGCTATGAGCCAAAGAAATATTCGTGTTATCACTGGGATGCTGCGGGTGCAGATTTGTAACTGCTAGTATTTATCTATTTACAACCCTTTAGTTGTGTGATATTATGGTTTTGTATGGTAAGATAAGGGGCAGTTATGTGGTCACCACAACAAGAGACCGCACTTAAAGCGGTCGATAGATGGTTCTATACGGAATCAAAAAAGAAGCAGGTCTTTCGCATCTTTGGTTATGCTGGCACGGGAAAAACTACACTGGCCACACACTTCGCTCAAAACATTGACGGTCTCGTCTTGTTTGCGGCATTCACCGGTAAAGCTGCGCTCGTAATGAGAAAGCGTGGTTGCGAAGGTGCAAGAACCATCCACAGTCTAATCTATATCGCCGAACCGGACAAAAAGACGGGCGAGGTTTGGTGGCGTCTGAATAAAGAGAGCATGCTCAAGGAAGCATCTCTTTTGATCATTGACGAGTGTTCGATGGTTGACGAAGAACTGGCGAAGGATCTTCTTTCGTTTGGAGTTCCTGTCTTGGTTCTAGGAGATCCGGCTCAGCTGCCTCCAGTCTCAGGAGCTGGTTTCTTCACAGAAGCAAAGCCTGACGTTATGTTGACTGAGATCCATCGTCAAGCACAAGACAATCCAATCGTCTATCTTGCGTCTCAGGTTCGCCAAGGAATTCAACCAGACATTGGTGACTACGGAGATTCTCGTATCGTTTCGAAGGTGTCCTCGACTGATGCACTCGAGGCGAGCCAGATCCTCGTAGGAAGGAATGCGACTCGTGACACGATGAACTTAAAGGTTCGCAAACTTCTAAAGATCTATGATGAGTATCCAATCAAAGGAGAAAAACTCATCTGCCTTCGTAACGATCGCGATCGAGCAATCTTTAACGGCGGTATGTTTAATGTGGATCGTGTCTTTGAGTCAAAGTATAAGACTAGCTTTCTGAATATGAGTCTCAATCCAGAAGACGACGACACGAGTCTTCCTGTGATGGTAAAGGTTCATAAGAGCTTCTTTAGTTCAGAAGTTGCAGTTCCAGATTGGAAGTTCTTAAAAGGAAGTCAAGAGTTCGACTTTGGATACGCGATCACGTGTCATAAGTCGCAGGGTTCGCAGTGGGAAAATGTTCTCATATATGACGAGTCTTGGTGTTTCCGAGACGACTGGCAAAGGTGGTTGTATACTGCAATCACTCGAGCTTCTGAAAAAATTACTCTAGTCAAATCGTAAGGAGAAGAGACATGTATATCAAAAAACTGAAAGACATCATGTGGGTTGAAGGTGATAATATGAACACTCAGCAGTACGAACCTATGGCAATCCATGAACAAGAGCCGACGATTGCTGAGTTGTTCGAAGACGTGTTGCGTCGTCTCGATGTTATCGAAGAAAAGATTAACCAGATAAAGGTGTAAGATGGCATACGCAACAATTGACATAAGCCTAAGAGAATTCGATGACGATGACTTGATCGATGAAATCGAAGATCGTGGGTATCGAGTCGTTGAAGATGATGAGTTTGTTCCTGGTGATTTGATTCCAGAAGAGGTTGACTTTATCCTAGCAACGTTTTCAACCCATGCGCCTGGAACGATGGGCTACCACATTTATGAGAAGATGAGGAAACGATGACACTTACACGACTGATTGGCGATATCCACGGCCAGATGGCTGAATACAAAGTATATGGCATTAATAATTTCGAAGGTCCTACGATTCAGATCGGTGACTTTGGCGTAGGCTTTGGTCAGTCGGACTATTGGCACGAGAGTATCAATAGCTTTCATTCTGATGGCACTCACCGCTTCATCCGTGGCAACCACGACAACCCTGCTAAGTGCAAAGAGATGGTTGGCTGGATCAAGGACGGCACTGTAGAGAACGATGTGATGTTCATCGGTGGTGCATGGAGCATTGATAACCCTGATGCTCCTCCTGGCTGGTACAAACGTACTAAGGATCTTGACTGGTGGGAAGACGAAGAGTGTTCGGATGAACAGTTTGACTTGATGTTAGATACATATCTGGCAGTCAAGCCTCGGATTATGATTACTCACGACTGCCCGCATAACATCGCCACTGAAATGTTCTGGAACACCGGATTTCTAAAAGGACCTCGATACAACACTCGAACTGGCGACTTCTTGCAGAAACTATTCGAGCTTCATCAACCGGAAAGTTGGTATTTTGGTCATTGGCACAATACGATGCAATATAAATCTGGAAGAACCCTGTTTCATTGTATAGGAATATACGATCACGTGGACGTTGAACTCTAAAAAGTTGTTTACATTCGTTGCGAAATGGTTTATACTGATTCTATAAGGAACGAGAGGAACCTATCATGACTGATCGTGTTTTTGAAGATGATCGTAGTTTTGAAGTCTCTGGTGGTGGCCGCAGCGTAGAAGCCTATGTGTTTGCGGGTGGTGATATTATGATCACTACGAATGAAGACAACGGTTGGGATAGTCAACGAGCCAGCTTTACTATGACTGCAGAAGAAGCTACAGCTATGAAGAACTTCTTGATCAAGCAAGGGTACTGAGATGATGTATAGTATTATTGGACATACTCCTGTCACTGTAGAACAGGTTAAGCAATGGCGTAAGCAAGGAACCGATAAAGAAGTTCCTATGATGGTCGCAAGACATAACGCACAAGTATCAAATCTGCTTGACGAATTGAATGATATTCGTTTTACGCGAGTGACCGACGTTGACGACGTGAACAATAAGATTGATAAACTAATCGAAATACTCATTCGTGGAGTCAATTTCAAGGATGGATGGTGATGAGTTCCGAGTCCTCGTCTGCGGAGGCAGAGACTATTCAGACTCCGTTCGACTTAGAAGAGTACTTGACGCAGTACATGAAGGAGTCCGGAATGCAGAAAAAGTTCTGGTCATCATTCATGGAAACGCACGAGGGGCGGATCTTCTCGCAGATCAATACGCAAGAGAGAGATCGCTTAAGGTTCTATCATTTCCTGCAGACTGGGCAAATCATGGAAGATCTGCAGGACCAATTCGCAATAAATTAATGTTGACATCTGGGCAACCGCATGTTATAATAGCTTTTAGAGGTGGTAAAGGTACCGCTGATATGATTCGACAAGGAAAGAAAGCTGGAATTCCAGTATATGAGGTGAAGGAATGATTCGTCTAATTCAACTACTCTTCTTTGGTCATATCCATAAGTGGAAGATCATTGATAAACTTAGAGTTGATTATGAAACCGACTTTTCAAAAGGGTCGTGTGATCGCTATACGTTGCAGTGCGATCACTGCGGCAATATTAAAGTAAAGGATGCTAAATGATGATCGACAATCGTAATTTTGAACGTCTTACGTTTGAACTCGAACAAGCTGCCCGTGACTACACGAAGGCTCAGAATGAGATTAAAAAGATCAAGGAAAATGCTCTCAACCGCATCAGAGAAGTTGGTACTGATGGTTTTGAGACGAAAGAAATCCTTGATAAAATGATTGAAGAAGTGACTGACTGGGAAAACACGATTCACTGGGCTCAAGACACGTTCCGCAAGGCGAAAGACAAGATGCTGGATATGATTCGTAACATCGAGTTGCCAAGGAACTATTAATGAGAAACTATTTTCCTGATAACTGGGTCGTGATCAAATTCAAAGGTGATGATCCTCACTATCGTGTTCTTGCTGGTTGGTCCGGCGGTTACACCACTGGTGACTCTTGGCGTATGAACAGTGGTATTGTTCGAGTCACCGAGGACAAACACTGCTTCAACTTCTATGGTTCCACTGGTTCTTGCTACCAGTGCCGCAAGACTTCGTATTGCCTTCGTATGAACAATGCTCATATCTGGTCGCGGCTACAAGATGAATATGGAGGCGAAGTTGAAATGATGCCAGAAGATACGGACTGGATGAATATGGATTGGATCATCGAAAAATGAAACAGTATCCTTGGAAGTTCAAACTAGAACGGGATGGTATTGAGTGGTGGCAGAGTGATGTAACTCTTGGTACTGACCATTACTTCTATTATTTTAAGTGGGATTGGATTAGTAAGACTGGAAGAGAGGCACGAAAAAAGTTAAAGTGGAAGATCTTTGGTATTAATCGGTTTTGGCATGATGGACCACATGCTCAACTTGACTTATACTTCTTCTGTTTTTATTGGTCTACTCCGTGGACAAAGTCGTAAAGGAAACCGAATGAAACTAATTGAAAATCTCAAGGCTGTAGAAACCGGCAATCGTCGGCATATCTTCGAACCTCTTCATTCGATTAAGCTAACTTTTGACAAAGACCCAATTGACCACCGCTCCAGATTTGCTAGAGAATATGCAATCATTGTCACTATTGGTACTAATGAATGGATTGCAGAAGATCTAATTCGAGCATCAGATGGTGAAGTGATCACGCATGCAGTCGAGAATATGAAACACGCAATCATTGAACATGTGTATGGCGAACTGCGTAGAGATCTATTTGATTTGCGGATGGAAATGCGTAATGAGATGAATTACTATAATAGTCCTTCTTTGAAAAAACTTGAAAAGATTATGGAGAAAATTTCGCTATGAAACTACTTGATTATACGGTAGAGATTCTTGTTGCAATTGTTGCAATCTTCTTCTTGTGGGGAGTTGGGTATATGATTCTGACTACTGAAGAACAAACAAGAGAGTTCAAGAAGCAATGCATTGAAAGTGGCATGCAATATATTAGTGGGAGCTGTGTGAAATGAAACCATTTAAAGTAAATCGTGACTCTTGGCACTATAAACTGAATCAACACTTCTTTAACGAACGTGGTGATAACGAATGGTATATGCGAGACACTTGGGAGCAAAAGCACAATAACTTCTGCGCATACTGGCGAGTGACTATGTTTCGTTTAGTGGCCGCAGCGGCCGGCACGGCCGGTATTCTATCGTTCCTTTTCGTTATTGGTGTAGTTGCCTATCAAAATCCTTGGGATACTTTTAAGGTTGTAGGTAGCGTAGTTGGTGTAATTTTTGCGTTTGGTACGATAATTGTATGTGGAATGTTCCTCAGCGAGTATTTTGAAAAGCGTAAATACCAAAACAAAGAAGTTCCAGACTCTCTGTTCGTTGCAAAGTATAAGTCGTACAAGTCTAAGGTCTGCCCAATGGTGGAGTATGATAAATGAAACTCTATCTAATAGAAAAACCCGGAGACACTAGGGATTGGCCACACCCAACATTTAATCTAGTATATCCAGCACTCGTAGATGGTATTGAAGAAAGAACCATAGAACTTGTTGAAGATGAAAACGGCGAAATTTACATAGAACAATACACCAATCAAAAATCTATGAGAGTAACACACTTCAGAGTTTCTGGTTTGGGTCAAAAGTCAATTCATTCGGACTGGATGAAACGATTTACCGCGGTGCAGAAATGAAAATACCTACTCTGTATCTATCATACGCCAAGAGCGTGCTTCGAGTCATCGCATTTGGTGGATTGGCTGCAGGGTTTCTGGTTGCCGAAGTAACTGCTGGTCTGTTGCTATTGGCTGAGTTAATTCGAATTGCGGAGGAACGCAAATGACTAAGATCTTTGTCTTTGGTTCTAACCTTGCTGGTCGCCACGGTGCCGGGGCAGCTAAGTATGCACACGAGCGCTACGGCGCAGAGTATGGTGTAGGTGTTGGTCGGACTGGCTGTTCATATGCCATTCCCACCAAAGACTTTAGTCTTAAGACTCTTACTCTTGAAGCAATTGAGCAACACATCGCTGACTTTATCAAGTATGCATATGCTAATCCTGATGATGAGTTTCTACTGACTCCTATTGGTTGTGGTCTTGCTGGCTATCGTCGTGACCAGATCAAGCCACTGATTGAAAAGTACAACCGACCTTCAAATGTGATATACACCAAAGAATGGGAAGATGAGGATATTAACTAATGAATAAAGAAGAACGCAATAAGGCAATCGAGAAGATTCAGTCTGATGTTGAAGATATCAAGCATGATGTTGCTTTGATCATTCAGCACCTCCTTAAGAAAGATGAACCTAATCCAATTCCTCCTCATGTTCCATATCCTCGTGACGGTATTCCAACTCCTCCAGTGAAATGTTCAAAGTGTGGAATGGAGTTTAGAGGAGTAATGGGATATGTCTGTGCTGATATTCACTGTCCTACGTTTATGAGACCGTATTACGGCACGAAAATTGTCACCACAGGGTACACTCCCTGGCAATCATATAATGAGAAGCCTAAAGAATGAACTGGTATGAATGGCTTGGTTATCACAGTATGGATATTGATACAGGTGAAGACTCGCTTGACCTTATGAAGAAAGCATACATCGCAGGGCTTCAAACTGCTTATGACCAAATGTATAAAAATGAAGATGGCGACTATGACTTCGTTATGTGGCGCTTGAAAAATCTAATAGAGGAAAGCAAATGAGCAACATGTTGAAATGGGCGGAAGCCGAACTTAAACTGGCTGGATATGATATTAATGATCCAGAAGATGGACCAAACCGTTGGCTTGCAGAAGGAACGCTTGAGCTTCTCAAAGTGTTCTCAGAACAAGGACACAGCGGTATGTCGGCACCGTATGCAGTAGCTTTGTTTGAGAAGCTCGCATCATGGAAACCTATTGCTCCTTTGACTGGCGAATCTGACGAGTGGACGGAAGTCAGCGCAGATATGTGGCAGAACAAACGTAACAGTTCTGTCTTTAAGGATGAAGATGGGCGACCATACTGGATGGATGGTCGAGTGTTTTGGGAATGGTATTCATCGCCAGATATTGACGAAGGTAAACCATATAAGAGCTACTATACGGGTCGTGAAAGCCGAGTGTTTATTGAGTTTCCGTGGACACAACCAGAAAAGCCTGAGTATGTTTTTGTACCAACAGAACAGTTTCCAAACGAGGTAATCGAATGACTGAGTTAGTATGTGAAGGGTGTAAACAGCCACTCACCGATTGTGGTCCTATCGGTTGGGAATGCTGCAATAAGGATTGTACATACGACCAAGATATCTATATCAGATGGCTGCGTAAAGACAAAGAACGTAAAGAACGAGCCGAACTTGCTCGACTAAAAGAAAAATACGAGGGATAAAGATGCGTGTATACATAGGACCTTATCGCTACCGTTGGATTTCTAAAGTCCATGATCGTTGGATGGATAGAAAGTACGCCGAGACATGGTGGGATATGGATGAAGACAAGTATACTTGGATGGACAAGTTTACTTACAAACTCGAGAGTGCCCTTCAAACTCTCTATAACAAAACTATCAATAAGTATCTTGACAAAGCTCAACGCAAGGTTAAGATCCACGTTGACGGATACGATGTTTGGGGTGCGGATCATACGATCGCAATGCTTGTTCATCCTTTGCTGTTGAAGCTGAAAGAGAACAAGCACGGTGCACCTTATGTTGATGATGAGGATGTTCCTGAGCATCTTCGTAGCACTGCTGCACCACCAAAAAGGGATGAATGGGACATTGATGATAACCACGAAGCACGTTGGGACTGGGTTCTCGACGAGATGATCTGGGCATTCGAGCAATGCGCAAAGGACGACACTGGTGACGATCAATTCTACTCTGGTGAGGTTGATTGGAAGTTTGTAAAAGAAGACGACAAATACTCTAGAATGGAATATGGCCCGAACCATACGTTCAAGGTAGACGAAGAAGGTAAGAAAGCTCACTACGATCGCATCAAGAACGGCCACCGACTTTTTGGAAAGTATTATTTTTCACTTTGGGATTAATTTTACAAAAATTTATTCCAACTGTTATACGATTGTTACATCTTCAATATAATATAGTAATATCCCCAATGAATAGGGATATTTAAACAAAGGAGAATTATATGAAAGCTTTACTATCAGCGGCGGCAATTATTGCTTTGGCGTCCACGACTGCGTTTGCAAGAGATAACGTTCAAGTAACAGGATCGTCTACAGTACTACCATATGCAACCATTGTCGCAGAGGCATTTGGTGAAAATTTTGATTTTCCGTCGCCAGTAGTTGAAGGTGGTGGTTCGGGTGCAGGCCGTAAGAAGCTCTGCGAAGGTGTTGGTGAAAACACTGTTGACATCGCAAATAGTTCTTCAAAGATGAAGGATGAAGAAAGAGCCAAGTGTGAAGAAGCAATTGGTGAAGTGACTGAGGTTCGTATTGGTTATGACGGTATCGTGTTTGCATCGAACATCGATCAACTTAATATCGATAATCTAACAGTCGAACAACTCTATAGCGCTCTACACGAGTCGAGCACTGCAAAACTCTGGAGTGAAGTCGACTCGACTCTTCCAGAAGTAGCAATCCTTGCATACATTCCAGGTACCAAACACGGCACTCGTGAAGTGTTCGATGTAAAGGTGATGGAAGAAGGTTGTAAAGCAGCTCTCGGTGTTGAGAAACTCGATGACGATCAAAAGAAAGCTTGTGTGAAAGTAAGAACTGACGGTGCAGCAGTTGACATCGATGGCGACTACACAGAAACACTTGCTCGTCTTGATGCTAATAAAACATCGCTAGGTGTGTTTGGTCTTAGCTTCTATCAGAACAACACTGATAAACTAGAAGTTGCCACGGTAAGTGGCGTGGCACCAAGCGTAGAAACCATCTCAAGCGGTGACTATCCAATCAGCCGTCCACTTTACTTCTACGTGAAGAACGCTCACCTCAGCGTCATTCCTGGTCTGAAGGAATACATCGAGTTCTTCGTGAGTGATGAGATGGCAGGTCCTGATGGCGCTCTTGCACAGTATGGATTGGTTCCAGATCCAGAACTTGCAGCTACTCAGGCTGAAGTTTCTGCTCTTAAATAAGAATGAAATATAAAAGCATCTTCATAAGTGATGTGCATTTAGGAACCAGAGGGTGTCAAGCAGACGCCCTCTGTGTTTTCTTAAAAAACAACACAAGCGAAAACCTATTCCTAGTTGGTGATATGCTGGATGGTTGGCGCTTAAAGAAACGTTGGTACTTTCCACAGAGTCATGCCAATGTGATACGCAGAATACTCACGGCAGCTAAGCGTGGCACTAGAGTAGAATACATATTAGGTAATCACGATGAAGCAGGCCGTAAGTTTTTAAACTTTGATATCAGCTTCGGTAATATTAAAGTAACTAACAGACAAGACTACATAGGTTTAGACGGCAAACGTTATCTGGTTATTCATGGTGACTTCTTTGACGTATTGATGCATGATAAAAAATGGTTGATGCACATTGGAGATACTTTGTATGACGCTATGATATATGCCAATGTTCAGTTTAATCGAGTAAGAAGTTTGTTTGGTATGGACTATTGGAGTTTAAGTAAATATCTAAAACAGAATACTAAACACGCGTTAAACTTTATCAATCGTTACGAAGAACATCTAGCTGCCTATTGTAAGCAACATGGATATGACGGAATAATTTGTGGTCACATTCATCATGCTGAAATAAAAGAAATAAATGGTGTTATATACATGAACGATGGCGACTGGGTCGAGAGTGCCACCGCTCTGGTAGAACACTTTGATGGAAGATGGGAGATAGTGCATTATGCCGAAGATCTTAATAGTTACAGACAACTTACCGAATCAGATTAATGGTGTGGTTACGACCTACAAAAATATTGAGACGTATGCGATTCGCGACGGTTATACTGTTGATTATATTCATCCCGGGATGTACGGCCATATTGATTGCCCAAAGTACAATGAAGTTAAGCTTGCCTGGGCACCTCCTTGGGTTGTTGGGAAAGAGATCAAGAAGATTGATCCGGATTATATACACATCGCCACAGAAGGTCCTATGGGTATGTCTGCTAGAAGGTATCTTGCAATACGTGGGATTAAGTACAATACTGCTTACCATACTAAGTTTCCTGAAGGTGTAAGGACGTTACTAGGAATTCCTGAAGGAATTACTTGGGCAGTTGTGCGCTGGTTCCATAAGAATAGCAATAAGGTACTCACTACGACAAAATCAATGGTCGATGAACTTCATGCGCATGGATTTAATAACAATGTTATTCATTGGACTCGAGGAGTTGATAGGGATATATTCAAACCGGCAGTGAAAGAACCATGCTCGCACATTAACCTCGTTTGCGTGAGTCGAGTAAGCAAAGAAAAAAATCTGGAAGCTTTTCTTGAGATAAACTACCCCAATGCAGTTAAAACTATCGTAGGCGATGGTCCTATGTTAGAAACATACAAGAAGCAATATCCTTACGTGAACTTTGTAGGTGCCAAACGTGGTGCTGAACTCGCGCATTATTATCAACAGGCTGATGTTTTTGTGTTTCCTAGTCGTTGGGATACATTTGGATTGGTGATGATTGAGGCAATGGCATGCGGTACTCCGGTCGCTGCTTATCCTGTGCAAGGACCATTAGACGTAATAGATCAAGATGTAACTGGTTATATGGATGAGGATATCACTATCGCTATTAAAAAATCTCTTGACCTCGATAGAGAATCAGTATACAAATTCAGCATGAAATGGGATTGGGGAAACGCTTGGAACATTTTTCGAGACAATCTTATAAACTGTAAAACTAACTAGAGGATAAACCATGATTGTACTATTAGGATACGGCTTCGTTGGTAAAGCTCACTATAAAGCGTTTAGCCCTCATCACGAAATGTCTATCGTAGATCCGGCCTTCAGCAATATTCGTATCAAAGACATAGAAAACATTAGTGGTGCTATCGTCTGTGTTTCGACTCCATCATCTGAAGATGGAAGCTGTGATATGAGCATAATCTATAATGTAATTCAAGACATTCCAAAAGAAGCTCCAATTCTCATTAAGAGCACGATATCGATGGAGGGATGGGAAACTCTCGAAAGAAACTTTCCTGAACACTCCATCACATTTAGTCCAGAATTTCTTCGAGCTGCAAGCGCAGACGACGACCTTAAGAACCTCACTCATGCGTTCTTGGCTGGCGGTAACGTTCAATACTGGTTAGATTTTTACACGACGGTGTATCCAGACATCAGCATAACTGTATGTAAGCCAAAGCACGCAATTGCCATCAAGTATTTTCGAAACTCGTTTCTTGCGGCAAAGTGTAGCTTCTTCAACGAGATCTACGATTTCTGTGAAACGCTCGGATTGGATTACGAGTCGGTTCGCTCTGGTGTCACGTTAGACTCTCGTATCGGTGAGAGCCATACTTTTGTAAATGAGAACGATAGAGGCTGGGGCGGAGCGTGTTTTCCAAAGGATACCGCGGCGATTCTGCAGACGGCAAAGAACTCAGGCGTCGAGCTACAGACGCTAGAAGCTGCCGTAAAATATAATGAGTCTGTTCGAAAAAAAGTTTAAGAAAGCCATTGACATTTGCTTCTACATTGATTATATCTATATTGTAAGCAATGGAGAACAACTATGGCTATCGCAATCGTGACCCCCGAAGAAGTTGAAGTCGACGTCTGCTACGGCAACTTTGACGGTTCCTATACCAAAACTATGTATGTAGTTGACTTCTTTAGAACTGAAGTAGGTATGTTGCACGGCGATCTCGACACATCGATGTATATCAAGACTGAACACGATGCAAAGATGATGGCCCGACTTTATGAACTCGGCATGACCGGCCGTGGCGAATACAACGAGATTACCTTTAACAAGATTTTTGAAGATGCAGAGGTTGGCGAAGATGCCTAAGGTTGAAGTTCTCGTAGGTCTGCCTGGTTCAGGTAAGTCGACTCGATTGTCGTTTGTTGACGATCCGGAGTTTGGTGGAGACGTCTTTGTGTATAGCACTGATGCATATATCGAAGCTCGAGCCAAAGAAGCTGGTAAGTCTTACGACGACGTGTTCGGTGATCACATCAACGAAGCAACTAAGCATATGAATAATGTGCTTGCAATTGCTATCAGCGCAGGGATTGATGTGTACTGGGATCAGACTAATATGTCTTCGAAGAAGCGTAAGAGCATCTTGTCGAAGTTCCCTAAGAACTATCACAAGGAATGTTGGTGCGTTCGTGTTCCTCAGACTGCTGAAGAGTGGGCTGAACTCGATCGTCGCCTTGATTCTCGTCCTGGGAAGACTATCCCTCATCACATCATTGAAGCTATGGCTGATTCCTATGTTGAACCTGAACTCGATGAAGGCTTCGATAAGATCACCATTGTCGACATCTTTTGCAATGTAATTATGGAGAAGAAAAATGCATGATATTGCGTACTTAGTTATTAATTGGAAATTGGAGGAATAGATGGCTTTTTATACTATGATTGGCTTCATTGTCGTTGCGGCTGTGATTGGTGTTGGTGCGTATTGGGTGGTGTCAAATATCACGTTTAAACGCCAGCCTGAACGCTTCACGTATACCAAAGATGAAGATGGTAATGAATACGTCCGTGATAACACTGTAACAACGAAAGATAAACCTGATGTTTAAACCTGATCGCTATGACTTTAACACTAAAGCTGAGTATGAAGCAGCACTAAATCAATATAATGAACGTAAAAGGAAAATGAAAATGAATGCTATCGTTGGTGGAACTATCGCTACTGTCGTCGGTCTTACTGCACTGACTGTAATTGGCGGATCGTGGTATACTGTTGATGAAGGTTACCGTGGTGTAACTCTTCGTAACGGTGCCGTGGTTGGTACTGCAGAACCAGGTCTTGGATTTAAAATCCCTTTGATCGAAAAGGTGGTTGATATTTCTGTTCAATCACAGGCTCAGTTGTACGAGAACATCCTTGCTTACTCTCGTGATCAACAGACTGCGGGTCTAAACCTGTCTGTTAACTATCGCTTCCCTGCAGATCAAGTTGAGACGATCTATCGTGAATATGGTGGCGAAGCTGGCGTGATCTCTCGCTTGCTTGATCGTCAGGTTCTTGAAGAAGTCAAGAACGTCTTTGGTAAGTTCAACGCAGCAACCGCTATTCAGGAACGTGAACGTCTTGCTGCAGAAGTTCAGATGGCAATCCAGAAAGCTGTAATTGGTCCTATCATCGTTGAGTCGGTTCAAATTGAGAACATCGACTTCTCTGATGCTTATGAACAATCGATTGAAGCTCGTATGCTTGCAGAAGTCGAAGTGCAAAAGGTTCGGCAGAACGCAGAACGTGAAAAGGTTCAGGCTGAGATCGTCGTGACTCAGGCACAGGCACAAGCCGACGCTCAACTAGCTCAAGCAGTTGCGGCCGCAGAAGCAACTCGTATTCAAGGTGAAGCAGAAGCAAGCGCGATTAAGGCGAAAGCAGAAGCTCTGAAGGATAACGCAGGTTTGATTGCTCTAGTTCAAGCTGAAAAGTGGAACGGTGCTCTTCCTACCACTATGATCCCAGACTCGACTGTTCCATTCATGGACGTTGTTGCTAAGCCAGCCCAGTAAGATAAAAATATGAAGAAAAAGAGCGCTTCGGCGCTCTTTTTTGTTTACAATCTCATAAAACTAGTTTATACAGAACAAGTATGAACCAATTCGGAGAATCGTTATGGAAGTTAAAACAAGCACTGAGAACCTGTATAAGGTAGATACAAAAGGTAAGACGCGAGTCTGGCGAGCAGAGACCGGCACTGATGGAACTCGATGGGGTCTACGGACGATCTCAGGGCTTCAGGACGGAAAACAGATTACTTCTGAATGGACCTTCGTTGAACAAAAGAACGTCGGACGCTCAAACGAGACGTCTCTCGAAGCGCAAGCAAACGCTGAGATGGTATCTGAAATGCAGAAGAAAGAAGATACTGGCTATTTCTCTAACATCGATATGATCCATACCTTTGATAAGTTCAAGCCGATGTTGGCTGAGAAGTATGAAGAGGTTCCGGTTAACTGGTCAAAGGGATACATCTATAGTCAACCGAAGCTCGATGGCATTCGTTGCATCGCTCGTAAGGATGGTCTATGGACTCGCGCAGGAAAAGAAATCGTCGCTGTTCCTCACGTCTGGGAGTCGCTGCAGTCTTATTTTGAAAAGAATCCAAACTTAATTCTTGACGGCGAACTCTATAATCACGAGCTGAAGGATGACTTCAACACCATCACCTCGATGGTTCGTAAGACAAAACCGAAGCCCGAAGACATCATGAAATCGAAGGAACTCGTGCAGTATCACGTCTATGACGTCTATGTGACTGATAGTCCGGATCTGCCGTTCCGTAAGCGTGAGCTGTTGCGCTACGAAGCTTCGAACGAATTCGTAAAGATGGTTCCGACCATGCAGGTCAACGATCCGCAGTCGATCGATACTCTGTATGAGGGTTATCTCGAACATGGATACGAAGGTCAGATGATCCGCATCGATGGTCGTTACGAGAACAAGCGTACGAAAAACTTGCTGAAGCGTAAAGAGTTCTTGACCGACGAGTTCGAAGTCAAGGAAATGATGTCTGGTATTGGAAACTGGCAGGGATGCACTAAACATTTTGTTTTGAAACTGAATGATACTCGTGACTTCCAAGCTGGTGTTCGTGGTGACATGGACACTCTACGTGCTCTCTGGGATGCAGGCAAGAAACCCGATTGGGTTACTCTTCGCTACTTCACTCCGACTCCGGATGGCGTTCCTCGGTTTCCAGTCGTAATCGATTGGGGCTTTGGAAAAAGAGAAGATTAAATGAAAAAGAGTGCACTTTCCTATTTACATTCATTTAGAATCAGTATATTCTAATAATGTAAGGAACGAAAGGAACATCCGATGTTTGTACTCACTCTTGCTGCTGACTACGAAGGTGAAACCCTTCTAGGCGTATACTCGTCTCGTGAACTCGCAGAAGCTGCTTCGCAACAGTATCTGGTTGATGCTGAACGTGATCTGCCATCTTATGAGCAGTTCGTTGTTCGTGAAGTCGCAGTTGATGCACCTGCAGAATATCGCTTCTAAGGAGAATCAGATGTACAAGGTCTACGCACACTACGAAGAGTTCGATCGTTACGGCGATCGACTCGAGTCTTACGACATGTTTAGAGCAGACACAAAAGAAGAGGTCGAAAAGATCGTTGAAGGTCTCGACAAAGAGTACTATGTTTTTATTGAAATCGCAAAGGTGATCTAAGATGACTTGGAACCTGTTTCTTGATGACGAACGTAACCTCGAGGATGCCACTTGGGCACCTTGGCAGGTTCGCGAGAAGTATCGTAACGAAGAGTGGGTGATCTGCCGCAATTTTTATGAAGTTGTTATAGCTGTTAGGACGAGAGGAATGCCATCATATATTTCATTTGATCACGATCTTGGTCAAGATGAACCCACCGGTCACGATGTCGCTAAACGTATTATGTATTGGGATATGAATGATAAGCGCTACCCGCTTCCAGACAACTTTGACTTCTACGTCCACTCACAAAACCCTATCGGCAAAGCAAACATCGAAGGCTTGCTGAACAACTATCTGAGGATTATAAATGCTAATCGTATTTGACTTGGACGGAACACTCGCTAACATCGAGCATCGTTTGGACTATGTTCGTAGCAAGCCTAAGAACTGGGCTGCATTTGATGCTGGCATTCCGAATGATAAAGTGAACCGATTTGTTGCGGAAGCCTTTCACTCTCTAAGTGCTGCTAGGAACACCATTGTCCTAGCGAGCGGTCGCAACGAGCGCAGTCGTGAAGCCACAGTCGCATGGTTGACTAAGAACAACCTGCATACGTGGGACAAGCTCTACATGCGTCCCGCAGATGACTTCCGTGGTGATGATATTGTAAAGCGTGAAATGCTGGATCAAATCATCTCTGACTTTGGTAAGAAGCCAGACATGGTGTTTGACGATCGTCCTCGCGTGGTTCGCATGTGGCGTGATGCTGGTATCTTTGTGTTTAACGTCTATCAAGGTGAGGAGGACTTCTAATGGGTAAACATATCAAAACTCAACTGGACTACGATCTAATCGAAACTCTTGCACAGGAGTTGCATCGAGTGGATCCAGATAATGCTAAACTGAAACACTATCTGGCAATGGATAACTTTGAAGGTGGAGAGCTGCGTAAGGCAGTTACAAAGGTGAGCAAATGATTGACACAGCAGGCGCATATATTCTTATTCTAATCAGCTCTTATAACGGAGCTGCTATTACAACACTGGAATTCCCTAATTATGATTCTTGCAAATCTGCTATTACACAGCTTGAGCCGGTGCGCGCCTTGGAAGGATATTGTATTGCAAAGGAAGTAAAATGACTGACGAAGAACTGGTGAAGCGGCTGCGGAAGCGGCAAGAGTTTGAGTCTATTGACGGGTACAAGCGGATTGAGTGGAAAGATGAAGATGCTCTCGAAGCCGCCGACCGCATCGAAGAACTAGAGGACAATCTGGCGAAGGCCGTCGGGGGTCTTAATGCAATCTATGTTTGGGGAGAAGACACGTATGCAAGAGATATGGCCCGCACCACGCTGGGCGAGATTGCGGGAAAGAAGACATGGTAAGTAACGAAGAACTAAAATCTCCAATTAATGCCTTCCAACAGTTAATGGCAATTACAGCAGAAGAATCGGGCGAATTAACTCAAGTCTGCATGAAAATTATGCGTAAGTATGATAACATGGAAGATATGTCTAAAGACAAATATAGGTATCAACTAGTTGAAGAAGCAGGTGATGTGCTTTGTATGATTAAACTAATGGTAGAACACGGCGTCTTGACTAATGATGAATTAGATGATAGAGTAGATGTAAAGCGAAATAAACTTAAAACTTGGAGTAATTTAATTAAATGACCAAATATGTAATCGTAACTGCTATCTCGTCTTACCGTATGCGGTATTGTATTCCTGTAGATGAACTGCAGGAATTGAACGTTGAAGTTCCTGTCGAAGGACGTGAGATCGAATGGGCTGAAGACTGTGTTACCTGTGACGAGGTAGTAGAGTTTTCTCAGAAGCACGTTGGCGAGACTATCATCGACTCGGAGATTCTCACCGAAGAACAGATGCTCGAGAAGTTCGACGCTGACAACGACTATCTTAAAGATTGGACTCGTGAGAAGAAGGTCGAATACGTTCGCAATTGGAAAAATATTTCCTAAAAAATCGTGGTCAGTGCACTTTCCTATTTACATTCGTTTAGAATCAGTGTATTCTAATAATGTAAGGAACGAAAGGAAACTGACCATGATGACCTTCAACGAACACAACGAAGCTACCAACTCCATCAAGCCGGTTATGATCCATAAGACTTTCAAAGGTTACATGGTCTTTACCCCCGAGGGTCGTCTGCTCGACAACTTCACCTCAGCCGGTCCTTTCGTGGACTTCGAAGCTGCTAAGCGTAACGCCGAAACGAATGTCGGTATGGCAATGAACTGGAGTGACTTCTAATGACCGCTGTAATGATCCCCGTCGTCTTTCTTATCGTACTCGTTGTGTACGGTGCAATCGAAGATCTTGTGCTAGGAAAAGCAGAATGACTTGTTCTTCGTGTAACAGTGACTGCAACCAGGGTCGTGCCTGCCCAAGCCGAAGTAGTATTGAAAGAGTAGGCTTCCTTCGGATTAAGTGGTCCGGTTTTCATTGGTATCGTGCCGAAGATTTTGAAGAAGTCACTGATGGTTACAGCTATGCAGATGGTGCCATCGTGTTGGGTTTGTTTGTCTATCGGTATCGTGTATGGCGCAAAGCAAAGATTAAAAATGACTGACGAAAAACAATACGAAGTGGCGAATGGTCTCTGGATTGGTTCTAAATTTGGAGACCTCCGCCGCGAACGAGAGAAGCTTATGAAGAAACTCGTTCAAGATAATGACGCTTCGGTAAAGCCACGAATTCGTGAACTCACTCTTGAGATGACAGAGTATCTATCGAGTCGAAAAAGGAACACCTAATGCACTACGCCTTTCCTATCATACGCACCATCGAAGACGTCCTTCCTCACATCGAAGGTCGTCCTGAGTTCGTTGTGGCAGAACGTGAAGGGTATACCATCGTCAACTATGTGGTGGCGATGGCTGACACCTTTGATATGACTGGCCCCGATGACCTTGGTGGCGCGATCCGCCGTGAATGCCGTGGTCTTATCTTTGATGCTGATGGTAACCTGATGAGCCGCCCGTTTCACAAGTTCTTCAACGTGAACGAACGTGAAGAGACTCAAGCACATCGGTTGGATCTCAGTGTTTTGTTTGATCACGTGATCATGGAAAAGCTCGATGGTTCGATGATCCGTCCTATCTTGGTCGATGGTTACCTTCGTCTTGCTACCAAGATGGGCGTGACTGAAGTGGCTATGCAGGCTGAGACCTGGCTTGCTGCTCAGGACCCTTCGTTGAACGAATGGCTTCGTCAGTGTGTACACGACTCGGTGACTCCGATCTTTGAGTGGGTAAGCCCGTTCAACCAGATCGTGTTGGCATACGAAGAAGCAGACCTCGTGTATCTTGGTACTCGTGACAACGCAACCGGTGCGTATGTAATGGATAAGTCTTGTCCGTTCTCCACTGTTCCTCGTTATGGTAGTGTAGAAGGCAACCTTGCTGACTACATTAGCCGTCAGCGCGGTGCAGAAGGTCGTGAGGGTGACATCATTCGTTTTGCTGATGGCCATATGGTTAAGGTCAAGAATGATTGGTATGTGCGTATCCACAAGACTGTGGATCGTATCGTGTTCGACCGTAACATCGTTGCTCTTATCCTCAACGAGGAAATGGACGACGTGATGCCGATGCTACCTGTCATTCAGGCAAACCGTGTTCGTAACTTTGAGGTTCGTTTTGCAGAGCGGCTTCATGCTGTCGTAGAAATCTACGATCGCTACTGGAACACCGTGGTCGCAAGCGGTCTCGACCGCAAGCGTTACGCTTTGGAGTGGATGCCGTCCATCAAGGACAACGACTCATTCGCTCCTAACTATGTGTTTGGGCGTTTCGCTGGCCGTGACGGTCGCGAGATGATCCTTGATCATATCGAAAAGCAATTGTCGTCTAACGTCAAGTGGGATGAATGCGCAACTTGGATGGGAATGAAGTAAATGACTTATTGGGCTACACTATGGTACTCTGGTGCGGTCGTGATGCAGCTTGGCTATGAAGGTCAAACTGCCGACGAGTGTTTGTCACTCACGCGAACGATGACGTTAGACCTTGAGCAGAGTTATGCGGAACCGGAAAATATCGATCCGCAAACTTTGTTCATGTTTCCGACGAATGAATTCGCCGTGAGCTGCGAGATGGAAGAGCTCGGCATCGATGAAAAATACGCTAAAGAGAATTGAAAGATGGTCGAATTTGTAGATGTAGCAATTAGCGACCTTGTTTCAGTTACAAAGTTCCTTCGCAGCATCAATCCATCCTTTAAGGATAAGCTCGTTGTAGGTATTGAAAAACCACAAAGCATGGACCGAAGCGTGGTGTTTCATCTGTCTTCAAAAGAAGACGTAGAAGAAGACATCATCTTTATGCTATGTGCCGAATATATTCTTGAACATCCCTATTGGAAACAAAATAAATAGTTCTTTAATAGGATGGGAGTGATTGCATGTCTTTGGTACAGGAACTAGAAGATCTCATAAGAAGAACTGGCTCTCATCACGACAGAGAGATCCTGACGAGAGTTTTAGAACAACTAAGTAAATCTGCAAAAAGCTCTTCGTGAAATTTCACGAAGAGCGCAAGGTTGTAAGAAAGTAACTTTAGAATAAGAGGGCGATATGGCAACGAAGCAAGAATATGCAAAATGGTGTATGATGCTAATCGAGGGTGAGGATTTCATGGTGGATGATATCTTTGAAGCAATGCACGATGATGGTTTTATTGACGAAGCTCAAGAATGGGTATATGATGAAGACGAAGATAACTGAAGCAGAGATGCTGAATGATATTCTTTGGTTGCTTACTATCGTAAAGCAAGTATCCGACTATCGGATTGATAATGAAAAACTAAAAGAGATACGAGAAAAATATGAATGAATTTGTTGTTCTAGGCATTGTGTTATTGCTCGTAGCTACATTCATTCGTGGCGCGATCATCGTGTTTTCAAAAAATTTTTGGTTAGCGCTAGCGCTATTCTTTTTAATCCTTCCTCTCTTTGTACTATGGGCATTCGTCGAAGGATTTTTTAACTGGTCGGACTGATAAATAAGTTAGGTATTTCAATAGGATTGGAGCATAAATGATTACAATATACGGTAAGGACAACTGCCACTGGTGCCAAGAAGCAAAAAAGATCGCCGAGCAATACGACTTAAAGTACGAATACAAGAATACCGGGTTTACAGATAACCGCGATGAAATGTTTGAACGTTATCCAGAAGTAAAGACGGTTCCGCAGATCTGGTGGGATGAGAGACACATCGGAGGATACTCGGAATTCGTAAAAGAGATCGAAGATACACTAGGAAATTACGGCCAGTCAGCTTTTTGAGTTGACATTCTGATAGAATCAGTATACTCTAGTAAATATCATATGGAGATAGACATGGCTACCAAGACAGAAGCTTCTGACTATGAGATTCATCTTGTTACTCTTATGAGGGACTATCATCTAACTCTATCGGAAGCACTCAGCTTTGACTTTGAAGCAGAATGCATCGATATATCAAACGTCTTTGATCCGTGCGAATTTCTTGAAGAAAAACTTGTTGACCTTGAAAAGGTCATGTACTACATGATGGTATGGACCGGCCAAGAGCTGGATATTGAACTGAAGAAGATCCAATAATGACTATGCATTTGATTCGAGGGATGACTTCCCTCAACACTCGTAAGAGAAAGCCAAAGACCAAAACGAAGCGTATGATCGAAGCCGAAGCGGAACACGCTCGGTTTCTTGCTCGTGCTGGCTATAAAGGAAACTCAAAGGACTACCGTTACGAGATTCCGGACTACAACACTGGCCCTCGAGTCACAAGCGATGTTGTTGCCGCCAACGGCGCAAAGAAAGCTAGCGTTAAGTACACAGGCAATGAGATCCTCGGCATTGCGACCACGCACAAGTCCAACATGGTTCCTATTCGTAAAGACAATAAACAGGCTGCGGTTGATGCAGCGAGTATGAGAAGATAGATATTGAAGAGATTACTGTACCAGTTTCACGTCGACTTTAAAGATAGAAGTAAGAATGTTTTCGGCGAAAGCTTTGATCGAGTTTCGGTTGGAGAATACTGGAAACATAGCACAACTTTTGCAAAAGCATACTGTGAGAGATATGGTATCGACTATAAGTTTGAGTTCCTAAGTGAAGAGGAATATAAACCTTGGGCATTTGGCGTTGAGACCTTTGATAAGTATAGAGCAGTTCAACATCTAAAGGATTACGATCAGGTTCTATACGTAGACACCGACGTGATCATACACCAAAATGCCGATAACATCTTTGAAGAATTTATGCATAGCGGACTCGTCGGTTACTTTGATAATGTCGCTGATAGATATATTCATAGGGATAGCAGCTCGCTCGGAAAGATAAATTCTGGTGTCATACTGTTTAATAACACAAATAGAAATTTAAAGAACGGACATGGAAAACTATATAACATGGATATATTTTCTGGTAACTATCCATGCAGAGGAACTCCATCTGAAACTCATATACTTGAGAAATTTTCAAAGGGCAAATGGTGGGAGCATTGGGAAGAAAAGCATTCTGAAAACGTAATTTATCTAAAGAACAAAACAGCTTCAGATGAAAATTTCTTTCACTACATTGTGAACTTATATACTCTACTTCCATTCCATATCGGAAGAAAGTATAACTATCGCAGAAAATTTAGCGAAAAGCCATTCTTTAGAAGTGGATCGGAAATGATTGAGGTGTCTCCAAGCTTTATTCATTATGAAGGCGCATCTAAAAAACTAATTTATAAAGACTTCGAAGAAGGTTTATTTTTTAAATGAAAAGAGTTCTTGTAACTGGTGCAGCAGGATTTATTGGAGCTTCACTATCCGCTCGTCTTCGCGATTGCGGTTACGAGATAATTGGTATTGACAACTATTGTGATTACTATCCAGCTACACTTAAGGTGGATAGAGTTAAGCATTTTCGCTTGCCTCCAGTACACCTAGTAGATATCATTCATAAAGAAGCTCTATCTCGCTTTATTAAGAGTGCGAAGCCAGACATTGTTGTACACCTAGCAGCGATGGCGGGTGTAAGATATTCTATGAAGAACCCTGGTATCTACCATAAGGTAAACATAGACGGAACTCAAAACGTTATTGATGCGTGCAAAGAAAACGGCATAGAAAAAGTCGTCTATGCATCTACTTCTAGCGTCTGCGCTGGAATCGAACAACTTCCATGGAGAGAAGACGAACCGGTTCTTCATCAGATAAGTCCGTATGGATACACTAAGTTTGTTAATGAATGCCAGTTTAAGATGTCTGGCCTGAACGACATCGGTCTTCGTTTCTTCACAGTATATGGACCTTGGGGTAGACCCGACATGGCTCTCTATGACTTCACAAAGAACATTCTCAATCGTGAAAAGATAAAGCTGTATAACTATGGAAACATGAAGCGCGATTTCACGTACATTGATGATATCGTGAAAGGTGTTCAGATAGTGATGGAAAACGACAGTATTCCTTCGAACGAGATCTTTAACATAGGTAACACTCAGCAAGTCACTCTTAAACGTTTCGTAGAAGCAATCGAAACGGCGACTGGAAAGAAAGCTGATATTGAGTATATCGAACACCAAGCAGGCGATTGTCTTGAGACTCAGTCTGACGTATCAAAACTTGTAAAGTATGGTTATCAACCTTCAGTCAATATCGAAGAAGGTGTTGCTTCATTCGTTGATTGGTACACTTCATATCATAAGTAGTCTAAGATAAATATCTCTACAAGATGGAGATATTTTATGATAGTTGCTGGTATTGATTATAGTTTGACGAGCCCCGCTATATGCGTTCACGAGGGCGATGAATGGAACGTGAAAAACTGCCGTTTCTACTATGTCGTACATCGAGAGAAATCAGTCGTTGTCTCTGGGCAGTTCTATGGAGAGATGTATCAAGAGTATCTTTGCGACGCGCATCGATACGATAACCTCTCAAAGTGGTCACTCAAGACTCTCACATCAAACAACGTAACTAAGTGCTTCATTGAAGGATACGCCTTCAATGCTGTCGGCCGAGTCTTTCAGATAGCAGAGAACACCGGCCAACTAAAGTATCGTCTTTGGAAAGACAAGATTCCCTTTCAAGTGTTTGCGCCACCCGAGATCAAAAAGTTTGCTACCACGAAGGGAAACGCAAACAAAGAAAAGATGTATGAAAGCTTTTTTGAAGAAACAATGGTTGACATTCGCGTAGAATTGGATATATTAAATAAGAATCAATGGAATCCGGTTTCGGACATTGTTGATTCCTACTATATCGCAAAGCTAGGCTTCATAAAGGAAAAAGAAAATGTGGATCAAGCGTAAGAGCATTCTGACTGGTGTTGAGCGTACTCGCAACATTCCGGTTAACCCTGACGACATGGCTGCTTGGGAAACTGGCCTAGGCAACATTCAGGAGCTGATGCCGTATCTTAACGATACCGACCGCGAGTTCATTCTTTCCGGTATCACTGCCAAGGAGTGGGATGAAGCATTTGCAGAAGCATCGACGGAGGAGCATAGGTTTTGATCGTAATTTTTAATGGTCCTCCTGGATCTGGTAAAGATGAATCTGCGGCGTATTTCGCTCGCCGCGGATTTACTCATTTAAGTTTTAAGGATGTTCTATTCGAAGAGACCATCTCTTTCTTTGGCGTTGACAAAGAATGGTTCATGGATGGCTATAACGATAGATCCGTCAAAGAGAGAAAAGAAGAACTTCTCGAAGACATGTCGAGACGAGAAGCTATGATCTATGTATCAGAAGTGATCACGAAACCTGCCTTCGGTAAGGACGTATTTGGTGTCGCAGTGGCATCGAAGATCGAAGATGGCGTTGACTACGCGATCTCAGACGGCGGCTTCGAAGAGGAATTAGTTCCATTAATAAATAGAGTTAGAGCTGAAAATATACTATTGGTTCAGCTTACACGCAATGGGTGCGACTACTCTTCAGACTCACGCCGATATTTCAATGGAAGATTAGAAAAAGAATACGTTATTCGCGAGACGACAGAGATCGATAGCGAACACGTGCTCTCTCACAAATTTCCAATCCGTACCTATCGTGTACATAACAATGGTTCTCTTGAGGAGTTCCATGATGTTCTCCAAGATATTTACGATAAGGAACGTGATGCAAAAACAGAAAACAAAACCTAGGGTTTTCTATGAAAATCCATACGACTTAGAGACATTATTCGAATCGTTATCAATTGCGTCAGAACATGATAAGGAACTTATATTCGTCGATAGACTCATCTCTCTATTGAGATTAGACCCAGAAGTCGATCTAACAACTCTTAACTTCAAGATACTTAAAGATCTTAACCTCGTAACACTTGAAATGACCAACTAAGGAGATACTATATTATGGCAAAGGGAAAGAGCTCGTCCGGTAAAAATTATGTTTCTAAGGGCGAAAACAAAAACGTTAACTCCAAGCTTTTGAATAGCATTCGCGCCGAAAGAACTGGCGCCGATGACATGCTCAATAAGCAGCGTGCATGGGTGAATGGATCGAACCCATGGCTGACCATCGAGAATCCAAACAAAGAACAGACGAATAAGCGTTTCATTCGTGTTCGAATGAACGATCTGAACGGTGGACCCGCAAAAGAGCGCTCCAAAAAAATCTTTGCTATGACCTAAGGAAACAGTTATGAATTATGATAAAGACGATATCATTAAAAAGCTAAACGAAACGATCTGCAAGGTCGTTTTCACAAAAGCAAACGGTGAGACTCGAGTGATGCACTGCACTCTATCAAATGAGTTTCTGCCAGCTCAAGTAGATCTTGAAGAAGCAATTCAAAAGAAGATTCCAAACCACACTGTGCTTGCGGTCTGGGATGTTGAAGCAAACGGATGGCGTTCTTTCCGTTGGGACTCTCTTAAAGAGTTCAGCACAGTAGACAAATAATGAGCTGTATTTACAAGGGAAACATTGTAGATACAAACCTCTCTCGCAATGCTCGTGGAGGCACTGAGATGATGCGAGAGAGGCTGCTTAATAATGTTCCGCCGGAACTTCTACAGAATTTTGCAGTTCACTTCTCGAGGCCTCGTGAGATGCACAAAGATGTGAAAAACATTTTCTACTGCCATGATTTAGTTTTTGATCCAGAGAATGCTGTTCTTCGTGACGGCGGTTGGCAAAAGTTCGATCACTTTGTTTTCGTTTCGTATTGGCAGCGTGATCAATACATGCTCATCTATCAGATTCCATACTCGAAGTGTAGCGTAATACACAATGCGATTGAGTTGGAGTATCACCCGCATCAAAAGAGAACCGATCAAATTCGTTTCATCTATCACACGACTCCGCATCGTGGATTGGAACTCGTCTATCCGATCTTTGATGCTCTCAGCAAACAATACGACAACATTCATCTGGATGTATACTCATCCTTTAAGATTTATGGTTGGGAACAACGTGATAAGCCATATGAAAACTTGTTCGAAAAACTCAAAGCTCATCCACGAATTACATATCATGGATCAAAGAGTAACGAAGAAGTTCTCGAAGCTCTGAAGGAATCTCATATCTTCCTTTTCCCTTCAATATGGCAGGAAACGTCTTGTATCGCGATGATAGAAGCGATACGTTCTGGTGTATTGGTGATCCATCCTAATTATGCAGCTCTGCCAGAAACGTCTTCTAACGCTACTCTAATGTATGAATATACTGAGGATAGAAACGAGCATGCGAACCGTTCTTTTTCTGCAGTAAAGAACATACTTGATGCCCAGCGTATCGACGAAAACTTCATTAATAAGATAACGAATTCGGACGCATGTAACCTTCCACGGAATAGCATAAATACCTTTAAGAACTCTTGGATTAACTTGTTGAGGCGTTTAAGTAATGGCTGAAATCATAAAATTCCCTCGAATGAAACTCGACTCACCACCACAATCACTCGAAGAGTTATCCGAAAAACTTACGGAATACAGAACGAGTTTTTCGAACGACGTCGCAGAAAGTCTTTGGAACCTTGTTCTTATCGAGATGGTAAGGTCTGGGTGCAGGTTCGAACAAGACACCGAAAGGTACTACCCGTCCATCATTCTTCTTCTCGAATCAATTCGCTCGCTTCATTTAATGGCAAGCGACATATATCATCCTCTGCAAGACTTTGCAGATGAATTTATAGAAAATGAAGAAATCGACAAAGAAATGATTGACATTGGTGAATTACTAGAGTAGTATAGACTCATAAGATCCAAATATAAGAGAAACACATACAACATGGCAATACTCATTGACTTCAACCAAGTGATCCTAGCATCACTATTTGTCGGTATCGGCAATCACCACAACATTGACTTGGATGAAAATCTTCTTCGTCATATGTTTCTAAACTCAATCCGTTCAAACCGAAAAAAGTTTCATAAAGAGTTCGGTGAGATCGTTATCTGCGCCGACGGTAAGAACTCTTGGCGGCGAGAAACCTTTCCTTACTACAAAGCAAACCGCAGAAAGTCTCGTGAAGAGTCTGAGCTCGATTGGAACGAACTGTTTCGAATGATCAATACCATTCGTTCTGAGCTTAAAGATCACTTCCCTTATAAGGTCATTCATATCGACCACTGTGAAGCAGACGACATCATCGGTGCTGTCGTCCATGAGCATGGAACAGAACTAAACATCGGCGCTGAGCAGTTCCTTATCCTTTCGGGTGATAAAGACTACATCCAATTGCATAAGTATGCAAACGTAAAGCAGTACGATCCGGTTCGCAAGAAATGGGTTCAGAATTCAGATCCCGATAAATACCTCATGGAACATATCATTAAAGGCGACAGCGGTGACGGTGTACCGAACATTCTATCTCCAGACAACTGTCTTGCGATTGGTGAACGCCAAAAAATGATGACTGCGAATCGCCTGGCCAATTTTTTGAAAGGCCCTGATCACATGGATGAAAATACAGTTAGAAACTATCATCGTAATAAGATGATGATTGATCTGACTGAGATTCCAGATGCTTATAAAAAGAAAATCCTTGAAGACTACAGCGTGGATAAAGAAGTTGGGAGATCTCAACTATTTGATTACTTTATGAAGAACAAACTTAAAAATTTAATCACTGATATACAGGACTTTTGAATGTTACTCTCCCTATCGGAAATTGTAAATAAAGCGGCAGAACTAAAGACGAATCAAGAAAAGATCGAATGGCTTCGTAAGAATGATTCTGTTCCACTTCGAACAATACTTAAGAACACCTATGATAAGAGTGTGGAATTCCTTATTCCAAACACTCCTCCGCCTTGGAAGAAGAACAGCTACATCGGCGTTGAAGGTATGCTTTTGAAAGAAGCAAGACGTCTTCGTATCTTTGTGAAGGGTGGCGGCTACGATACTCTTAATCAAGTCAAACGCGAAAACCTTTTCATCAGTCTTTTAGAAGATATTGATAATGGTGATGCAGAACTTTTGTGTAAGATGATTGCACAAAAACCATTGACAGGTCTGCCTCGAAGTGTTATAGTACAATCGTTCCCAGGATTAATCGAAGGAGTAAAAGAGGAACAAGATGGCAAAGTCGTTTAAGAAATTCCGCGAGCAGTGGGATGATGATTGGAATGACGATTCTGATGACAAGGATCGTGAACCTCAGAAACGTCGCGATCAGCGTCGAAAAAAGACCGCTGAGAAATTTTCTCGATTTGATGAAAAGGCTGATGATTAATGTCTAAGGTGATACTATCTGACGTCGATGGTTGTATGGTTGTTTGGAAAAACGAATTCAACAATTTCATGGAGAGACACGGTTTCGAAAACGTTGTCGAAAGAGATAATAATATTCATCCGTGGTTGTATCGCGACGACGTATATGAGATTGAAGATCTCTATGGTATCAGTAAACAGCAAGCTGACTTTATGGTCGATATGTTTAACGAGAGTATCCACCTAGGCCATCTACCTCCTCTGAAAGATGCGATTAAGTACATTCGAAAGCTACACGAAGAGCACGGATATGTATTCCATTGCATCACTGCCTGTGGTACTCATCATCGCGTACATGATCTTCGCCTCAAGAATCTTAACGATCTCTTTGGTTCTAATGTGATTAAACGGCTTGTATGTACAGAGTCAAGTAGGGCAAAGAGACCAATCCTTGAAGAGTACAAAGACTCTAGACTCTACTGGGTAGAGGATAAAGTATCGAATGCTATCATGGGGCACGAACTTGGCCTGCGATCAATTCTCATCAATCATTCATACAACCTAAATTACATTGAACATCCATTTGATGAACCTCAGTACCTAAGAGTAAATAATTGGAAACAAATCTACGATATCGTCGTAGACTCAGAGTAGTACAGGAATAAATACAATTAAGCAGATCTATATCATGATGTGGCGATCTTGCGGGATCGCCCTTTGTTATTAACAGGAGACTAAATGCCGGTATATAGCTTTAGAGATACTGAAACTAAAGAAGAATACGAAGCTACAATGCGATACTCTGAGCTTGATGAGTATCTAAAAAACAACTCCCACATAGTACAAATATTTACTCGATTCCCGGGGACAGTTGACTCGGTACGCATCGGCATTCGCAAGCCCGATGATAATTTTCGTGATGTGTTGAAAAAAGCAAAGGTTCATAAACATAACACAATCAATGACTTTTAAGTCATAAGGAGGCCGCATGGTAGTATCACGTCGTCTATCTCGAAAAGAAAAAAGAAGACATGAAAGAAATCTAGATAATATAGTGAACGTAGTTAATCAGAAGTTCACAATGAAAAAGATACAACCAATTACTTCAACTCAAGAGATGCTATTCGACGATTATAAACAAGGATACAACATAGCGGCCATCGGAACAGCAGGAACAGGTAAAACAATGTGTGCTCTCTATCTCGCGTTGAACGACGTGATGGAGACAAAGAACTACGAAAAGGTCATAGTCATTCGATCTGCGGTTCAGACTCGCGATCAAGGATTTATGCCAGGTAGTCTTAAGGAAAAAATAGCATACTATGAGACGCCATATATAGATATAGTAAACGATTTGTTTGGAAGATCTGATGGCTATAGCATTATGAAACAGCAAGGATGCATCGAATTCATGAGCTCTTCGTTTGTTCGTGGTCTTACTTTCGATAACTCAGTCATCGTAGTTGACGAATGCCAGAACATGACATACGAAGAAATAAGATCAATTATGACTCGTGTTGGCGAGTCTTCTAAGATTATTTTCTGTGGTGATACGAAGCAGGACGACCTTCGAAATTCTAAGAACCGATTGGATCGCTCTGGACTATCGAGCTTTATCAATGTGTTGAAAGAGATAAGAGAGTTTAAAACGATAGAATTCACAGTCGATGACATCGTAAGATCTGGTCTCGTGAAGTCGTTTATCCTCGCAGAAGAAAAAGTTTTAGACTACGCGTAAAGAGGAGAATTACGTATGCCAGCGGTTGCCGTCTGTACTGTTGATACGATCACCACCGGTCACGGTTGTGACGGCACCGCTCTCATACAAGGTTCTCTTCAGACAAAGGTTACGATAGGTGGAAAGAGAGTCGCTGTGCAAGGTGATGCAATTGCACCTCATACTATTAATGCGGGACCAGTTTGTGTCCCGCATTCTTCTGTTATCAATGCGGGTTCTTCAAAAGTAACGATAGCAGGAATACCGGTTGCGCGTGTAGGAGACTCGGCCGACGCTGGGTCTGTGGCAACTGGGTCAGGTAAAGTATCATGCGGAGGGTGAATGTTTCAACACGTAGATCATGGGTTGGTGCTTCCTGTTATCACTAGGAAGACTACCGAAAGTGGAAGAAAGTATTATACGCCAGAAGGCAATGCGTATCCGTCAATCACGACGGTTTTGTCTGTTATGGACAAAGATGGCCTAATCGAATGGCGTAAGAGAGTCGGCGAAGAAGAAGCGAACCGTATCTCTAAACAAGCCGCAGGGCGAGGTACCGCAGTACACAAGCTAGCCGAGGACTATCTCAATAACGAACCAGAATGGCAAAAAGATCATATGCCGGGGAACCTATTCTCGTTCAATCAGATCAAAAAGATACTTGATGAAAGAGTAAACAATGTATGGTTCCAAGAAACCTTTCTATACAGCGATAGCCTAAAGTGCGCAGGTCAGACTGACTGTATAGCCGAGTTCGACGGCGAACTCTCTATCATAGATTTCAAAACATCAAGAAAAGAAAAGAAGAAGGAATGGATCCTTGGGTATTTCATTCAGGCTGCGTTCTATGCGGCTGCTTTCTACGAGATGACTGGCATACCTATCAAGCAAGCTGCCATAGTCATAATGGTTGACGACTCAGAGCCACAAGTCTTTAAAGTCAACACATACGATTACTTGCCAGAGTTCTTAAAGGTTCGAAAAAAGTACAAACTTCTTCATGAAAACGGTTGACATTCGTTCAGAATCAGTATAGACTGTTCTATATCAAACGAAAGGATACACCATGTACGTCGCCGAACTCGACATCTCCGCCGAAGCCTCGCAAGAATCCATTCATCAGTTCGCAACCGAACACGGCTGCACCGCTCTTCTTATCATGGAATACGGCCCTGCCGGCGGTAACCCTCTCTATCAGTTCTCGTCTAACAGTCAAGACTGCCTCGAGGAACTCGTCTCTCAAGTACTAGGTGACATCGACTATCAACATATCCTCGACGCAATCCGAGAAATCTAAAAAGTAGTTGACATTCGTTTAGAATCAGTGTATTCTAATAATGTAAGGAACGAAAGGAACCTCCTATGAAATTCTCCAAGTTTGACCGTACCAATCTGAATGCTCTTCGTGCCGAGATGGCCGTTCTTCTGAATAAGTACGGCGTTGACTCGAACCTTGAGTTTGAAGTCGGCAATATGAAGTTCAGCGCGAACGAAGTTGAGATTAAAGTCAAAGCGAAGGTCAAAGGTGCAAAGACTCTCACCAATGTGATCCTTGAGTCTCGTGTAGCTGCTCTCGGCATCAAGCTGAAGAATAAAGCAGGTGACGAGCTCGTTGACTATAACACTCGCGCCCCGAAGATGCCGTTCGTCTATCGTAACGCTGCAGACGGTAAGCTCTATAAGTGCACCGAAATGATGACTAAGATCCGCTTCGCAGCTTAATCGAAAGAAACATCATGAAATACGCAATCGTTCTCTTTGCTTTGACTATGTCGGCTTGCTCTTCGATGGACCCCGAGCTGAAAGCTCATCTTGAAGCCGAAGCTGACTTTGCTCGCCATCAGTATCATACTCAGCAAGCTCATGAAAAGGATTACGATCCTGAATATGTAGACGACTGCTACTATCACGAAGAACTCGTCTGTGAATTCGAATGACGCTGTTTCAGTCTAAGTCAATCAATACGAATGGACACCAGTTCATTGGATATGTCTGGAAGTTTCGTGGATGCCAAGTAGAGATGCATGCGAATGGCTTTTCTTGTAACTGCAAGAAGCGCCACTTTGCAAAGTGCAATCACGTAAAGAGCGTAGAACTTGGCATTCTAGGTGTAAATCAGATTAAGTATAAACTATAGAGGAAATCCTATGTTCACGACTATTGTTGCATGGATCGCATTTGTTGTTGGATCTTTTTTATCTTCATTGCGCTATTGGACAGCATTTTTCAGTTTACAGTAAGTGACTTTCAGCGTAGAATGAAAATACGTAAGCATTATTTCACTGGGCGGATGGGGTTCATTCTCATTGCCTGGTTCTTGTCAGGAATGCATCTTTTTGGATAAATCATCATGAATCTTTTTATTTTGGATAAAGACCCAGTTGTCGCAGCGCAACTGCAGTGTGATAAGCACGTAGTCAAAATGATCGTGGAGTCGGCACAGATGTTGTCGACTGCGCATCGTATGCTTGATGGTGTTCTTAAACGTGCGCCATCGAAGTCGGGTAAGACGATGTCAAAGCATTGGACTCTTCCTGATGAGCGCGAACATATTCTATACAAAGCAGTTCACATGGCGCACCCTTGTACCGTATGGACTACTCAGTCGAATAACAACTACACTTGGCACTGGGTTCACTTCGCTGCTCTCTGCGACGAGTACACCTATCGTTATGGCAAGGTTCATTCGACTGACAAACTTCTTCGCGAAAAGCTGAAGGAACTACCACGAAACATTCCTATCGGATATCTAACTCAGCAGCCGCTCGCAATGAAAGCTAATCCTGAGTGCATGTTCCCTAACGATCCTGTTCGTTCTTATCGAGAGTTCTATCAGACGAAACAAGCAAGGTTCAAAATGGTGTGGACTAAACGTGATATCCCTGAGTGGTTTAAAGTAGCAGCTTAATGAGATACGCGATTGCAGAAGAAGATCTAGGTTTCTTTCTGGGCGCGTTCCAGAAGTATGGAATCTTTGCTAAGAATGATGTCATAGGTCTCTCAAAGGCAATCGCATTTGATACCGAGGATGAAGCGAATCTATACATCGACGATTTTCTCGGACGAGATCGTGGAGTCTGGAAAGTAATTCCGGTCGACACGAAAGACGAATACGTTAGTGTCGTATACCTAGTGAAGAATGGTTATGGAAAGTATACTCATAAGATGATTGATTTCATTCCTATGACTTCTACAACTATGCACTAATTTTTTCATTTAATGGTTGACATTCGTTTAGAATCAGTGTATTCTAATAATGTAAGGAACACAAACTGAAAGGTCTACAGAATGGCTCACATGATTGAAATGATCGACGGCGTTGCCCAGATGGCTTACCGCTCGTCGAAAGGCAAACCTTGGCATGGCCTTGGTACTCCGGTTGGCGACGATATGACTCCTGCCGAAATGATGAAGGCCGCTGGCCTTGATTGGAATGTTCAGAAGGTTGACTCCTTCGTCGAATTCAACGGCAAGCGCATTCCGACCGGTCAGCAGTCGCTCATTCGCGAAACTGACGGTAAGATCCTGACTCAGGTCGGTCCTGGTTGGAATCCGGTTCAGAACGAAGAAGCCTTTAACTTCTTCACCGACTTTGTTTCCAAAGGCGACATGGTGATGGACACCGCTGGTTCGCTCCGCGACGGTCGTATCGTCTGGGCTCTTGCAGATGTTCGTGACGGTTTCACTCTGTTCGGTGGCGATGAAGTGAAGGGTTACTTGCTCTTCTCCAACCCGCACCAGTACGGTAAGTCGATCGACGTTCGTTTCGTACTTGAGCGCGTTGTCTGCAACAACACTCTGACTGTTGCTCTGGCTGAGAGCGGTCAGGCTGCTGTTCGTGTCAACCACCGTTCGGTCTTCGACGCTGAGCGCGTGAAAGAACTGCTCGGCATCTCGCACCGTAAGGTCGAAACCTTCAAATCGGCTGCTGAACTGCTTGGTTCGAAGCAGTACGGTCAGAAAGATCTGGAAAAGTACTTCGGTAAGATCTTCGGTGAGTCGACGAAGGAAGGTAAGCTTCTGTCGCCGACCGCTGAACGTGCCCTCGAAGTCGTCGAGACTCAGCCCGGCGCAGAGTTCAAGAAGGGTTCGTTCTGGCAGATGTTCAACGCAGTTACCTACCTGACTGACCATGAACTCGGCCGTTCGAACGACACTCGTCTTTCGTCGGCTTGGTTCGGTGCCAACGCAAAGCGCAAGGTTGACGCTCTAAACCTGGCAGTAGAAATGGCAGAGGCTGCGTGAGCAGCCTCTCTTTACTTTAGAAAGAGTACTATGAATAAGATCCTTAACGAACCGGTTCTATTTAACCGAGAACAGATCGCAAAGATCGAAGATCTGAAGCGAGCAAGATATGTATGCGCAACCGAAAGAGACGATAAGACTATCGAGATATTCTACTCAGAGGATGCGCATGTTGCTGGCGGACGATACTTTGGCCTATACTTTAGCAGTCTAGATAATCAACTCTATATTACTAACGGCGGATTCGTTGAAGATCAAGAGATCTCTGCCGTGATCGCTGATGACGGCGAGATTGTATATAGTAGGTTTCGACACGACTATCGATCCTCATCCGATGGTTCTGTTTTCATTGACGGCGGTCGATCCTATACAAGAGTTAGCTTGGTTGATGAATCTCGATATGCAACACTTATCGTAAAAGAGGGAGTTCTACAGGTAAAGAATGTCTGACTTTAAGATCTCAGACTATGACTATATTGGAAGCTCGATTGGAAATGCGTTTTTCAGTGGAGTTTCCTTTGAACAACTTTGGGATTGTGTATCACTGTCCCAAACAAGAGAAGAATTGGATGCCGCAGTTACTGCAACCATTCGATTGAATGAATTAACAAAAGGAGAAGAGATATGAACGATGCATATAACGTAACCGCCGATGAACTTCGTCAGTTCATCGAACGCTACGAACAGCTTGAGTCAGAAAAGAAAGACGTCACAAATTCTCAAAAGGAATTGATGGCAGAAGCTAAGGGTCGTGGATACGACACGAAAGTCATGAAGAAGATCATCGCCATTCGTAAACGTAAAGCAGATGCAATCGCCGAAGAAGAAGCAGTTCTTGAGATGTACAAAGCTGCATTGGGTATGATCTAATGAGTAAGGAAGAAAGTAAACGCCTTATTGAAAAGATATATCCTGACTTCGATAATCGTTTTGGCGAGTGGGGCTGGTGTTCTCTAAACAAAGCTGGGTGTATTATTGACTGTATTGATGATATCTTTACTCACGTGAAAGATCCGGTATGCGTAGAGATTGGCGTCTATGGTGGAAAGAGTGTCATTCCTGCAGTTCTAGAACTTAAGAGAATGAACTCTGGCAAGTTCTATGCGATTGATCCATGGGATAACGTAGAGGCAACCAAGGGCTATGACGGCGACAACTACAAGTTTTGGACCAACGTCAACATGCCTTGGATCTATAATGTCTTTACTACAGTCTTGGAAGAAAACGACTGTGGAAAGTACGTAGAGATCATTCGAAAGCCAAGCGACGATGCGCCTGTTATCTTCGATATTGATTTTCTTTATATTGATGGTCAGCATACAATCCAAGCAATTCGTGATGTAAATAAGTATGCGCGCCAAGTAAAACTTGGTGGTTACTGTATTGCGGACGATATTAACTGGGGAGATGTTTCTCTCGTTCCTGATGCTCTTAAAGAGATTGGGTTCGAAGAACAACGATGGATTGACGGCGCTATCATCTTTAAGCGGACGTCTATTAAATAAAAGGCGGATCCGAAGACCCGCCGAGTTATTAGAAGGGGCCGGTTGTTTCCGGCCTCTTTTATTATTAGAATAGGTTCGAAACGCGAACTCTACGGTAGTAGACGTTGCTGTTAGCGGTAAGAGCACCTTCGCTACGGGTTGGGCCGAAAGCGAATGGGTTAGCAACCATACCGTAACGGGTTTTGAAGCCGATCTTTGGCTGGAAGCTGTTTTCACCAACTGCGCGGTACATCTGTAGTGGAACGTATGGGCAGTAGAAGAGACCTGCGTCGAATGCGGAGGATCCCTTATAGCCAACTACGAGGTAGTTTGCACCAGCGTATGGGTCGATGTAAACTCTGTAACGACCGTTTAGAACACCAGCGAAGGTGTTTCCGGTGTCGTCAACGTTTAGAGCGTTGCTGTTAAGAGCTGGGGTGTAATCGAGAACACCTGCCATCTGAAGAGCAGAAGCTACGTCAGAAGAACAGATAACGATGTTACCCTTGCCTCTACGAGTTGCTTTTGCAATCGCG